ATGAGCAAAGAAGCATTGGTAAAACTAGCATTGATTCAAGGTGCAGTTGAGGGCAAATACACGGTTAATGATGTAGCCGTACGGCTTAATCTAAGCCATCGGCGGATAAAGCAACTAAAAAAGGCTTTCAGAGAAATTGGAGAGAATGCGGTTATTCACGGCAATTCAGGGCGGCATCCCGCCAATTATAAAGATGAAAAATTAAAGGCGAAAATAATCGCATTAAAAAACTCTGAGTTGTACAAAAATACGAACTTCACTCATTTTCAAGAACTGCTCGCCGAAAGGGAAAATATACAAATCGGTTATACGACGCTTTCAAGAATACTCAAAGGGGCAGGAATAGTATCAAAGAAAAAACACAGGACGGAAGGCAGACGGTTCAGGCGCAGGGAACGCAGAAAGGCCAGAGGAGAAATGCTGCAGGGTGTTATTTATAACATAGTATGGCCCAATAATTATAATTTAAAGTGAACTTATTAAAGAACCACTGTGTTTTTATGTCATTATTCCATATGCATAAATTACTCCGGCCACACAACAACAAGCGGCCAGCCCTCTTGTTGCTTTACCTCAAGCAGTGCTACAAGTTTTGCATCTATTTCTGCGTCAAAGCCTTTATCAAGTTTTGCCCGCGCGGTTATTTCTGGGGTTTGCAATACTACAAGCCGCCTCTGGAATTCCGCGTTATTCTCGACTGCGATTTGCAGTTCATAATCTTCTTGCGTTATTACGCCAGCCGCTATTTTTTCTTTCGGCGCCATCTCGGCAATCTGACCGTTCACGACCTTGAACCCCGGCTGCGGCCCGTCAAGCCCTGCTATAACCCGCTCATCCGCCGTCATGGGGCGTATAGTATCACTGTCAATAATATATCCTTCCCAAGGCGGTATCTCACCTCGAATAATGCGCTCCTCGTCACTGTCCAATACTGGGCCAAACAAACCACTTACCGCAAAGTTATACAGCATAGGCCCGTGTGTGGTGATATCACTATGTGATGCAACAAAAGGACTGTACTTAGTCTCATTTTCGAATAACACATCAATTATTATGCTTGAATGTGCTATATCCGACCAACGTGGATTTTTAGCATTTGTAAACATTATGCTACCCTCCTAAATAAACAAACTGAATTATGTTCTCCAGACTGCCTCCATGTACCTGACACTGTAGAACCCGAACCAGCATTATTATACTTACTATTGCTACTGTCTAATCGTATTACTGCTGAAGCATTTCTGTTGGATGCTTCCACAATATGTACCACAATGTAAGAACCAATCGGTAAATTGACTTCATTTGCTGCTGATGCAGCAGCAACTACAGCTATGCGATTATCTAATGTGCCTTGATTACCAGTAGCTCTAATTGTGGGTGCGCCTGTAAATACAGGATTTGCTAAAGGCGCATGGCCTTCAAATATATTGCTTTCTGGTATTATTACTCCGCCGCCAAAACGAGAATATAACGTTGTACCTGTAATTGTTCCGACAGAGCTTATTGTTATCCATGCGCTGTTTTCGCTTCTATAAACGACATTATTACCAGTTCCATTCATGGATGATATTCTTGAGCGTGAACTACTGGAACGTACGGCGTAATATTTATTAGATACAGTTGCATTAGTTATTTGTACAATTCCGCTGTTTTCGAGCATGTAAAACCCTACATTTCCTGTAATGATGTTGCCCCCTACAGCATTACAATATTGAAAATAAGTAGTCAATAAGTTTCGTTGTGCAGTAAATCCGATATTATCTTCTGATGTTGCTGTAAATCCTAGAATTATTAGAATGCCGCCAAGAGAGTTGTTTTGACAAATTACCCTGCCTACTTTATGCGTTTGTACATTTGCAGCAGCAATAGCCGTATTGTTTGCGTCAACACAGTTTATTATAAGTGAGCCGGGCCCGTAAAAACGTTCAATGGTAATATTACCGGTTATTGTTCCCGGCTTGACACGGATAGTTATGTTTTCTCTTAGATGTTTTAGCAGTCCGTTTAATACGGCTTGTAATCCGGCTACATCGGTGTCTATGGTACGTGCTGTGGTTGTATAGCTGCGGGCCTGATATACCTGGGCTTCAGATGCAATCTGTGTTCCGTCATTGACAGGCTCATTTGTTTTATTGGGGATTCTGGCTATGTTATCAGCGCCTAAAGTATTTACCCATGGCGACCATGTGCCGCTAACACATCTTCGCTGCCATGTACCGTTAGTATTGTACAATTTCTGATAAGTTATATAATCAGTCGTGCTTGCCTGTCTGGAGGTGCGAACCTCTAAAATAAAAGCATGATGGCTTGGTAAATTTGATATAATTGGAGACGCCGCAGTGCCGGTTCCGCCGTCACTTATGGAAAAGTAAAACCCTCTTGTAATTCCGTTACCAAAATGCAAATTATTTAAATTAGTTGTTACATTGGTTATGTTATTACGCAGATTACCAAGAGCTGCATTTGGGTTTGCCGCTCCTGTGCCGCCGTTTGCAACAGAGACGGGCGCACTAATGCCAAGAGGGCTTGCCGATGTTCCGTCGCCTTGCAAGGTATTGTTACGCGCTACTGTAAATAATCCCCCGCTCTCCGGTAATTGCGCCGAAGGAACCTTGCCGTTTGCGCCCAATGCCGCCACCCCGTTGGCAACACCTCTTTGATTGCTCCTTAACTGCGCGTCGTTGGTTACGTTGCCTAACCCGACATCTGACTTTGTAACCGCCAAAGCTGTTTTTACCTGCGCTACAGTGGGATTATCAACTATTTTTAACCCCGCAATTGTTTTTGACAACAAAGATTTAATGTTATTCCGAAAACTTTGCAGCCAGTTTATAACCGTATCTTTTCCAGCGTTTTTTAATGCATCAGATCCTCCGGAGTCGGCAAGCGTTATCTGATGAGAGTCGGCGCTGTTATCATGCGCGGTAATAGCTGTTGTAAGCTCTGTATCGTCAACCCAGTCTGCATTGTCAGAAAAGTAAGCCCAGACAGGAGTAGAAGTCCAACCCGCGATTGCCTGCCATACGCCGTTATTTGCCGCAGTGTCTGCTATAACGCGGCACAGGTAATTAACTGATTTATCAAGCCCTGTCATCGGGAGCTGGCTTCTTAATTTAACAGCAGTTAGCCATGTTTGTGTAGCGAGCTTGGTTTCCGCCGCGACTGCATGCACCGCCGCCATAGTTGCAATCTGTGTATTATTTACAGATGTTGCAGGAGTAGGCGCTGTCGGCGCGCCTGTTAATGCCGGGCTGTTAAGCGGCGCTCTTGCGGAAACTTGCGCTTGCAATTTACCGAGAGCCGACAGTACTGTATCTGTCGCTGCAATTACTGTGTTTGCTGTTGTGGATAACCCTGTAAGTATGGCGCCTCTTACCGCCTGCGCTATACGTTGCGGCGTCCATGATCTTATGGTCGTACCGGCGCCTGCTTCCGCTTCCGCCTGCGTGGCGAGGGTGCGTGCGGGTTCTGCGCCTGCCTGCGCTGCTGTAACGCCGTGCGGGTTGTTTTTGTCATTGGCGTGTACGGTTAAATCTTGTATGCTTTTCTGCGCAATATCAATGGATTCATGAGCTTCGAAGATGCCTTGTTCAATTTTATTCATGTTGTCGGCGCTGAACGGCGTTCCCGGTTCTGTTACTATGCCCGGAACGTTTTCCAACACGACTGATCTTGATGTTTCCTGGGATTTTTCAAACCTGTTGAGGTTTGAGCCTCTTCGGGGCCGAGATGCCTCAAATAGAAAATGTTACCCAAATTAAAATAAGGATGTCGCGAGGAGGGCATCCGAATGGGGTTAAACATGAAAGAGAAAAAGGCAGTAGCAGGGGAATATAAGCCCCGTTATCAAAAGGCATCGAAAAAAGAAAAGAAAGGCATACTGGACGAGTTCATTCTGTTGACAGGTTATCATAGGAAATATGCAGTCCGTTTGTTAGGAGCAAAGCAGATAAAACAGGTTATGGTCTACATTGACGGAAAGCCTGTAAAGATTAAACCGGAGAAAAAACGACCTGCTAACCGAAAGGGGAAACGGGTTTACACCGATGATGTTATAAATGTTCTCCGTCATGTCTGGACATTTTTTTGGTTTAAGTGCGGTAAAATTCTCGCCCCGTTTATGAGACAGCAAATGGTTTACATAATGCAGTGGAAAGCCTTTGGTATAACCGATGAAATTGCGGAAAAGCTGACAAAGATAAGCCCTGCCACCATTGACCGTTACCTTAAAAAAGACAAAGCATTATTGAAGCTGAAGGGAAAAAGCCTTACAAAACCTATGGCTTCATTGAAAAGTCGCATACCCATTCGCACCTTCTACACCAGCGAAGAACGAAAAATACCCGGTTTTTGGCAGACTGATACCGTTCATCACTGCGGACAGGCTGCATACGGGCAATATTTACATACTTTGACAGCCACAGATGTAGCCTCCGGCTGGATTGAGCTTCGTTCTATGCTTAATAACGCTCACAAGTGGACTTTCGAGGCTTTATCTAACATTAAAGAAACAACAATTCTTCCGGTTAATGAGTTTCATGGTGATAACGGCTCGGAATTTATCAACAACCATACGGAAGCTTGGTGTAAAAAGAACGGTATACATTTTACCAGAAGCCGCAGCAATAAGAAAAATGATAACTGTTTTGTTGAGCAGAAAAACGGTGCTGTTGTTCGTGAATATGTCATGTACGACAGGCTTGAGGGAATTGAAGAACAAACACTTCTAGCCGCCGTCTATCGACCTCTTACGCCGTTGCTCAATTATTTTATGCCCACTCAAAAACTTAAAAGTAAAACTAGAATTGGGTCTAAAGAGATTAAGGTTTACGATGACCCTAAAAGTCCGTATCAAAGGCTTATGGAATCTCCACATACACCTTTAAAAACAAAAGAAGCTCTTAAAGCACAAATCAATCTTTACAATCCAGTTGAACTACAGGACAATGTGAACAAGGCTATCACCCGCCTAAGGCAGCGGCTCGCCCAACCGAACCGTATTATTACCAAAGGGGGCTGAATAGTTTCGGTAACATTTTTCATGAGGCAACGCGGGGGCTTCCATTCTGTTTTTATATATGCCATAATGTTAATATATCATGCGCTGTGGTCGCTTTCCCTAATTGGGATAAAGTGCATTGAAAAACTAAAACAATGGTATGGAGGCAAGGATTTATGAAAAGATTGTTGCTTTTAACAATTGCCTTTGCTACAATATTTGTTATGAGTTGTGAAGAACCAGAAGTTAATCCGTTTGTAGGAACTTGGGAAAATGAAAGCGGCGATGGGTTACGTTATGTTTTTTCAGAAAATTATGTTGAACAATACACAATACTAAATGAAAGTATTCGTTTTAAAGGTACTTATTATTATGATGATATCCATATAACTATAAATACAGATTACAGGGCGCAACCGTTTGATGACTTGAATATTTACCCAGATCCGTTTGTGTGGACATATAGATTTGAAAACAATGTTTTAATAATAGGAATAGGTTCTTTTACTAAAATACCGAATTAATTTTTACAAGCCAATATTTATTTTCTTATTGCAAGTAGCGTTGCTTGAATATTGGGGTCTTTATATTCATACACCTCACCAGCGTTTAATGTAGAAGTTGGTAGTCCTACAAGTCTTACTGTTCTACCTCCAATTCCTACTGTAAAATTAATATTATTAATAGTGGTATACCCAAAATAATAGTTTCTACCGTCTACGGTAGTAATATTTATATGATGGTAGCCCCATATGCCGCTAATAGATGGATCATGGTATATAAAAAAGATCTTTTCTATTTGGCTTCCATTCCATGTACCGGCTGTTGGAAATACAGTAAAATCAATACCTGCGCCAGGTTGAATAATACTGCGAACACTTACCCAAACATTGTAGACTTGATGTGCTCCGGGAAAATCAAAAATATGAGGCTGCGACGGCATTACTTTTAGAACATCTGTATCTATATTTCCTCTCATTGTAGAGTTTCCGCTTATGTCTATATCTCTAGCTGTTATCCCTATAAATGTTCCATCGCTAAATGTACCGCTGTTTGCGTCCACATGCCCTGTAAAAGAACCGCTTGTCGCCTCTATTTCCCCTTTTATCTTTGCATTCACAGCTTCGAGAAGACCGTCCGACGACAACTTAAACAGCGGGCTTCCGGTCTGCGGATCAACCGCTTCGCTTTGAATTACGCCGCCCTGTCTCAACGTAATAACCTGCGCTGCCAATTCTTCTATGAACGCCTGCTGCGCGATAAGCAGCCGGGCGATAACCGCCCCGAACCATTCCATGTTATCTGCTAACGCGGGAACTTCAAGCCCGTCTTTAAAACAGCGCATGTACAGATCGGCGTGGGTATCGGGCGAGCGGAACGTCCACGCAGTACCGGTCCACTGGAAAACGCTCCCGGCCTGCCGGCCGCTAACAGCGGCGACCGCAAGCACATAATCCCCCTGCCTTGCCTGCACCAAGCCTTGAACAGGGCCTTTTATAATCGTTACATTCGCCGAAGACGCCGACGGCAGCGACGTTATTGTACCCAGATAACGCGGGGAAGAATTTCTTATATTTTTTATAACAGTTAACGATGCGGAATAAACCGCGCCCTGGAACTGCGCGCGTACGGTAATAGCATTGGCATCGCCCAAAACCGCATTGGCGTTAACCGTTATAAGGCCGTTTGCATTTACAGATATCCCGCCCGGCGCGCCTGTCAAAGAGAATGTTACGCCTGTCAGGATTGAGTTCCAGCGGAATAGCCGCGCCTGTATAGTAAGCGGCAGCAGCCCTGCGAGGATATTGCCGTCGCCGTCGGTTTCTAGCGTTATGCTTGGTTGGGACAGGCTTAACCAAACCGGCGTAATGTCGTCAGTACCGCGCTGGGCTTTTATTCTTACAGGCGGCCCCCATTCCCCGTCTTCGATCGATTCCGAAATCTTCGCCGCCTGCCAGATGCTGCGATAAGTCTGGATATGATGCCACCCGCCGTTCTGCCCGCTACCCGTTGGATGCGGCGGTTCGTCTTCACCGTCGTGGTAGACGAAAAACGACCGCCACCTGTCGGGGTTCACAACGCCGGAATCCACGGCGCCGGAGACGGGGGTAATCCTGTTAACAAATTCGGGCAGTATAAAATCAGGCGAGTCGACGCCGAATATTTCCGGGCTGTATTCAACGCACGTCATGACCGCTGTAAAATTGCCGCCCGGCTGTATGTCGGTGATAATAAGATCAAGGGCTTCATACCCCCGCATGCCGAAAGCGTAGATACCGCCGGCTTTCAGCCTATCCTGTTCCGCCAACGGCTCTGTGAAAAGTATTATGTTCTGCGGCTCGTAGTACACGTTATCTTCGTCGACCGCGTATAATTCACCGACAGCCGGATCGTGAAGGCTGCCGCCTTCGCCTGTATAATAAGTGATAGATCTTTCTTTCCGCGCCCCCAGGCTGAAAACAACGTCTTTTAAAATTATAGCCCCGTCCGAAAGCCTGATGCGGACGGCGTATTGTTTGCCTTCTTCCATTACCACAGGCTCGTCTGTGTCGATGCCGACACAAACATCATCAACCCAGATGATACCTTTGATCCTTCCCTGAATTGATCCCGTAAGCGCGATATCCCCTGCGTACTGAATCCAGTCGCCTTTATTGCAAATTAGATATTCGATATCAGCTTCGATGGTGTGGACGAACGGGCGGTTTTTAAGGCAGCCGTAATTATACATCCCGATACGCCGGGCCTGCACGGAACCTGTAATTCCCCACAGATCAACTTTTTGGATGGAACCCGGCTCCGTTATACGGTTACCGTCTGGGGTGTTGTATACCGTCAATTCGTTATGCGCAAACCCGGCTTCCCCGTCGATGTACCTTAAGGATATTGCATCCGGGATATCGGCTTTGAACATTGTAATACTGTAACTGATAGAATTTTTTGGAGTGAACAATTGAACGGGCGACATGCGTTCGATATCCTGTACAACGCTGATCTTCGAATCGATGCGCAGAATATCCGCACGCGCAGTACTGCCGATCATGCGGAGCAGCTCCGCAATTGTTACAGATTCGGAAAGGTACGCGTCGCATGTATAACCGTATTCTTCGCACCAATTGTAAAACGCTTCGAGTGACGGCCAGTCGATATCGTCCGGATCGACCGGCTGCTGCGCGGCGCGCCCGCGGAGCGCGTACAGCAGCGCCGAAGCCGGATTGCGGGTTTCCGCGGTATTCAGCCAGTATAACGGCCCCGATCCGCCGCCGGAATAAACGGGCAGCTTTGATGTAGCAATAAAATTAAAACTGTCGATTACGCCGTTGAGTTTCGCCGTCGCCATAACTCTAAGCGCGATTATCGTTAAATCTTTTTGACGTTCTCCGCTGACCGGTCGCTTTGATTTATAGGAACGAATCGAGCCTATGTAAACCTGGTCTATAATTTTACTGTCGGACGAATCCGCTGTTATTCGCTCTATTTTAACCGTATACTGTCCGGGAGTTAAACCTGATTTTGTTACCTGGCATCGTTTTGTTTTAAGCTCCGCGCCGGAAATTATGTTGTCAGAGCCGTTAAAAAACCCAAGAGACTGGTACGAGGTATCGGGAGCGCCGGAACTTTTATACCATGCGCGGACTTCGACTGACGCCGATGCCAAGCCGCCGTCGTCATTGTACCTGCCAAGCCCGTTGTGGAAAAAGATATCGACATTGATGGTATCGGTATTATCCGGCGTGGCGCGTATGATTTCGCCCGGTATTTTATTGTTGTCTCCGCCGTCGATTTCATGCTGTAAGGGGGCGTTAATAACAGTTTCGTGTACGCAATGAGGATATAGATTTGACGCCTCCCCGTTCTGGAGTATCTCCAATCTGATTACCGGATCGGCTCCGGATAAAATCGAGTTAATATTTTTTGTTTTTGAAAATTCTATCAACGGAGTGTCGCCTAACTTGAAGCTGTCCAAGTCTATTGCATAATCTTTATAACCGCCGCAAAATAATTGAATAAAGTACTGCTGGCTGCCGGTTATTTCCGTATGCGGGTTGGCGGCAAGGTCTGGGTATATTCTGTGGCGCCCGAACAGCACGGGAATTCTTCCGTGCGGCCTTGCCTGGTTTTTTCCTCCGCGGATAGACGGATCGCTCTCCGGCTTTTCCCTGTCTTTTAACTTCGGTATATCGATGTTCATCATTACCGTGCCGCCGAGGGCCATAGAGAGCCCTGTGCCGATGAGCGCCGATCCTATAAACCCGCCTACGCCGGGTATCAGGAAAGACAAAGCCCCGAGCCCTACAAGCGCCCATCCGCCTGCTTTCATCCCCGCCCCGGCCTCCTGCGGGCTCCCGTACGGAACGAACCTTATTAACAGAACGTCGCCGTCCTGCACCGTTGTATTAAAATCTTTTACGATTTCGCCGCTGCGGCAGACGCGCGCTTGCGATGCCGGGAAGCCGCTGTTTAGATCGTTTATAATTTCCGCGATTGTTTTGGGTTCAACCGTAAATTCTTCGCGGCCGGGATGCAGCGGATTCAGCTCTGCTGTGATTTTAACCGACATGATAATACCCCTCAATGCGATCGCGGATGCCCGGGTGCGATATCCGCTGGCAGACGCTTCCGGTTTTTGCGCCTGTGTGTAAAATATGTTCACGCCCGGCAACAATGCCGATGTGCGCCGGCACGCCGCGTTCTAAAATAACTGCAATTGCTCGTTCTTCCGGCGCCGGAATTCTTTCTGCGGCGATTACCGGCCTGTGTTCTTTAAATAATTTTGCAGTTTCCTCTACGTTACGCGCATCGGAGTAATTATTCGACAGCTCCGGGATCTCGATGCCGTACTCGTTCTTCAAAACTAAACGTACAAGGCCGTAGCAGTCGCAGCCGTTTTTTTCTCGTCCGTTAGACACAAAGGGAATCCCGATATATTTATAAACCCAGCTGTACATCAGAAAAACATCCCCTCGAAATCCTCCGGTGTATATACGCCTTTTGGAAATTTCCTGTCGATTAAATAGAAATCGTATACTTCGGCTTCGATTGATTCCTTTGACGCGCGGACATTGCGCAGCCGGTACTTGAGCGGCCCCCGCTCGTACACATCCGGGGTATGGGCCATGATAACGCACACCGATACGGTAATGTCCTGGCCGGCTGCCTGCTTGATTGTCTGGTAAATCGCCAGGTCGGTATTGTCGACAGCAAGGCGGCACGGGCGCGGCGCGTTGCTTGTTTGTTCCGGTAATATAACCGTAAACCCTGCGGCAATATACTCATTGCCGCGTGATGCGACATTTTGGTTATTGTCAACAAGCCGCAGTACCGCGCCGCCTGATGTTTCAACAGTCAGCAGGTGCAAAAATACTTTGTCCGTTTCCGGCGCGGTTACCGCGGCGGCTGCTTCCGGCGATATCTTACTCATAGGCGCTCCAGCGACATTTCGACCTCGAACATACCGCCGATCGAATTTTCCGTATAATCTTCCGTGAAGCGGAATTCTCCGGTTTCAAGCGTTTGAGGATCGGTAAAATTAAAACGCAGCGCTCCGTCGGCTAAGGTAAAACGATAAAACCACTCAAGCTCAAAACGCTGTTCTGCGGATAAAAGCATCCTGCCTGTAAAAACCTTTGTGGACGCGGTGTAGCGCCGCCGTGTTTTTTGCGGCCCCGCGTCCATCCGGGTTCGGATTACGTTTGAACTGCGCTTTGCGGCCAGATTTTCCATGAGCAATGTCTTTGGAAGATAGGCCGGCCAATAAATATCCGCCATACTATACCCCTGCGGCGCGTATGTTGTACCGCGCCATTGCGCGATCGGCTTTTCCCGACATGATATGGTTATTTACAATTTGTCCGATTATAATATCAACCTGCCTATTCCCGTCCGCATCGGTATGTTCTTCCCGCCGCACATCGGCGCCGGTGTTATTGATAATATTAACCGTTATATTCGCGCCCCCGCCTGACGCGGCCACGCCGAGGTCGCCGTTAGGCATGCGCGTAAGCGGCATGATCGCTTCCGGCCCCGCTTCGCCCATGAGGCCGAAGCCGCCGCCGTGTTTAAAATATGTCGGGGCGCTTACGATTTGATTTGTAAAAGCGCCCCCTGCGGCAAAGGCGCGCGCGGCTGTTCCGTATTCGTCGTAAATATTGCCGTGCGCGTTTGCGGTAGTTGATTTTGCACCGTTGACATAACCTGAAATAATTGCGCTTGATCCCGCCGCGGCGATAAACCCGAGGCCGAGCGGCCATTGTCCCTGTGCAATGAGCTGAAGCCCCGCCTGCAGGAACATGTTTGGCAGCTGGTTCAATATTTGCCGGCTTAAACCAGCCATTGCTTGCGCAAAATTTTCAGCTGCGTTTCCTCCAGCTCCAAATGCTTCGCCGACAGCGCTTAATCCGTCAAGCAAACCATCGAAGCTTATCATAAGAAGCTGCGCCGATATATTACTTATTGTTTCAGCCGCTCTTTTATCAAGGTTGGAAAAAATTGACATAAGCCCGCTTGAAATATTTATTGTTAAGAGTTCGTCGAAACTTTGGCCGTAACGCCGCAAGGTTTCGATCATTTCCTCTGCTTCCTTTCGTTCTTCTTCAGTGGCGCCGGCAGCGATCAATGCTGCAAGGGCGAGATCGTATTGATCTTTTCCTAAGCCTTGTACTTCCTGACGCAGTCCGGATAGCGTGTCTGTTACAGAATTATAACGGCGAAGGGTTGCGATCAATTCTTCAGCTTCCCTTCGAACTTCTTCTGTTGCATTGGCGGCCGCCAATGCTGCAAGAGCGAGATCGTATTGATCTTTTCCAAGGTTCTGGACTTCCTGGCGCAAACCTGCAAGAGTTTTTGACACAGACAAGTTGTCCATTGTTTGCATTAGCGTTTGCGCAGCTTCAGACTGGGCGTCAAGTCCCAGCCTTGCCAATTCTGCTTCGTAAACCAGTTGTCTTTCCGATTTCCCAAGGTTATCAATACTTGTTATCAGGCCTTCTATAGTTTTATTGAATTCTGCATTTTTGGCTTCCTCTCCAAGCCTGCGGTATTCTGCAATAAGCCCGTTGATCTCATCATTGATGATTGTAAAAGGCCTGTTTATCTGGCCAGGATCAATTGAAAAAAGATCTTCAAGAGTTTTTTTCAACTCTGCCTGTTGAATTCTCAATATTTGTGAAAAATCCATTTGTTCATTTAATACATTCGCAATTGTATTTTGCGCCGCAAAGCTTCGTTCGAATGTGCTGATATATAACCGCGCGGCTTCGGCCCCGCTGCTACCGAATAATTCAGGATCAATATTAGTGATTTCACCAAACCAATCCTGCCATCTTTTTTTTGCATCAGATATTACCGGTACTGCAATTTCAATGCGCGGGCTGATTGTTGCGCCTCTTGCAAGTTCAGCCATTTCATTTTCAATTCTTGCAATCTCTGTTTGTACTGCAGGGGATCTGCCATTAATGTTTTTTAATACCTGAAGCATTGCATCAGAATTTTTTTCTGCTACGGCGGCAACCCAGTCGGGGATTCCTGTCAGATACCTTTGAAGATCGCTGTAACCGCTCAAGTTAAACATATCAAGCGCGTCGTTTACTTTTTCAACTTCAGTTGCAAACCCCTCCCACCAACTATTGGCATTAGGATTAAGCGGCTCTTCCAATATTCTTATTAGTGTTTGAGCCTGCCTTAATATTTCTGTCGATGACTGTTCGGACTGGGCTCTGGCTCTTATAAGCTGCTGGTTAAGAGAAGTCAATCTTGCTGCTGCCTCTGTTGCTGCAGCAAAGTTCCCTGTTTCCACGGCGGCGTCATACATATCTCTTGTGAGCCCTCTTATTTGACTTCGTACTTCATCAAACGAGCGGGCGCTCGCTAAAAGATCTTGATTGTTTTTAACAATCTGATTTATAGATGTTTCATAATCTTTGGCAGCCTGATTTAATTGTCCGCTTAAATCGTTTGCTGCATAAAAAATACCGGCTATACCGGCGGTTGTAGCTACCATAGCAAGTATAACCGGATTTGCTGTCAACATGGTTATAGCGGCATGTATGCCCCTAACGGCTTTCACCGCCGGCCCCGATACCGCAATTACGGCGCCCATCCCGACAACAAATTTTTTGGTGCCGTCATCCATATCGGTTATACCTTGCAGGATCGAACTTGCGCTGGTTAACAATTCCGCAGCCAGAGGCAGCAGTGTTTCGCCGAATGCGGCGAGCGCCTGTTTAGCATCATCTGCGGCGCTTGAAAATTTTTCCAATACAGTGCCTGACAATTCATCCATCATTCCGGCAAACTGGCCGCCGGGATCTGTCATTGATCTGAAAGCTTTTTCAAGCTCTGCAAAACTGATCTTGCCTTCTGCGGCCAATTGGCGCACACGATCTTCTGATACGCCAAGCTCTACTGACAATTGTTTGACAACAGGGATTCCCTGCTGCTGTAAGCGCACAAGGTCTCTTGTTGTCAAGTTTCCCATCGCCCGCGCACGTTCAAACGCGCTTGAGATTTCACCAAACGATACGCCGGTTCCCGCAGCAACATTCCCCAGCATCTGTATTGTTGACGTCGCATACTGCGTGCTTTGCCCCATGTTGGCCATTGCCCTGCCAAGCGAGAAAACTTCATCAACAGACAGCCCGGGTGAAGAGCCAAGCCTGCGCCAGTCTTCAAAAACCGCTGCCGCTTCGTCGGCGGAGCCGAGCATATTTCTCAAAGACAGTTTTAGTTTTTCGTTTTCTCCTGCTAACTTTACTGCCGCGATTCCAGCCGCGCCGAAGACGCCGGAAATTATTAGTGATTTTTTAGAAATAGAATCGAGAGCTTCGCCAAGAGAGAGAGTTTTCTCTTCCGACTCGTCTACACCCTCTGATAGTTTTTTAAAGTTTTCGATCGCCCGGGCTACTTCTGCTTCTACCAGTACCCGCAGTTCGTCCGTTATTTGCATTCCGATCTTTTTCCTTTAAAAACTCAAGCTCCGTATCAAACAAATCTACAAGCTCTACCAATGCGGCAGGCTCTCTAATCCATCCGGAACCATGCGGCCAGCCGTATCGCTGTATTTTGCTCCACAAACTATATGCGCCGTAAAATTCCGGGGTAAGGTAATCCTGTGCCTCGCCCCGTTTTATTGCCCACTGCCTAAGCAATATTTTTTCTTCTGAATAGATCGGGTTTAATTCCCGTTCATGCCATCCGTCCCAGACAAGCCCGAATCCGATTCTAAGATTTTTTTTTGCGTCTCCGAAAGTTTATCAGAACAAGCTTGTATACAGATCGCGTTTACCAAAGTCCACATTCCGGTAAAACTTGAATCGGCCAACCCCTCGCCTGTTGTAATCTGTTTTTCTTTTCCAGATTCATCTTCGATAACCAAATTTTTGATCTCCCCGACATGGCGGCGGAGTATTTTCTGGGTATTGAATCTGGTGCTTGATGCAGCATTAACAACATCCTTGCCTTTGGAATTTTTTTGCACCTGCTGAGTCAGCTCTGTAAACATCAAAGTTCCGTGGTCTTCTACGGTCGGTCTGATAATTTCAACCGACAGCCGTTCCGATTCGGGAAGATTCAGATTGCCGTTAATGTCAGGATAAAAATTATAATTTTTTAACGCGCTGAATTTCATGCGCCGCCCCCTTCGTTCGTTACCGTCCTGTAGTAGATGCCCGGGTTGCAGGAACCGTCAACTTTATAATTAAAATTGAACGGGCACACGCCTTCGATCGGCTTGTCTGTCTGGAACGACTCGACAATGACGGGAAAATATTCCCATACTTCAATCTCGCCCTCGGCGGTTGTTTCGCGGCGGGACAGCATAAAATGGTGCGTTCCGCTCTTGGCGGGTTCGTATGTGATGTATACGCCGTCATCCGTAACGACCGCGTTGAACTCGTTTATAAGCTCGCGCTGTTCAAGGCTGTCGACCTCCACCTGGCCGTTTATACTGCCGCTTCTGTCTTTGAATACGGACGGAACAAACACCCTCACCCCGCTTTCAATATCAGCCTGGGTAGTTACATCGAAAGTCTGGCCTTGCGCGCTTGCGCTGACATCCGTCGTGAAAGACAGTTTTTTAATACCCATCGGTATAAGGCTGTCTCCCGCCGCAAGCGGCTGGTCTTTTTTTGCCCAGTAGAAGTCGCCGGCTTTGAGCGCCCTTCCGCGTATTTTCGCGGGATCCGCTCCGGGAATTCCGCTGCCGGTTTCGGCGCGGCTTTGTATCTTGTACCAGCCTTCTTTGGGAACCGCAGCATCCACGCCGCCAACGAGCACGGCGCCGAATTTAGTTTTGTAAAGATATCCGTCTTTACCTGTTACCTTCATGTTTTACTCCTGCGGGCATTGCCCGATTAAATTTGCCGGATAGGCTATCGTTATCTGCCAAAGTTCAACGTAGCTTACCGGCATCGATGATTCTTCTTCACCAGGATACTCGAAGCGCCCCGTCTGCAGCCGTTTCCAGTGCGCGGCAAGGTTATATGTTTTGTCCGCCGTAATTATCAGCGGCATATTTTCTTCGTTCAGCAAAACCAGTTTTCTTGAAGCGATTATGGTGTCGGTTACCCACCGGCTGTGCGTGCCGCCGCTTTTAAATTCCGCGTTGAAAGTAATCCGCTCCCAGCCTTTGTTCCCGGCCTGCGGGTTATTCCTGTCGATGCCGGCAAGCTCAAGACCTGCGTAATACAGTTCTATGCGCGGCCTGTTCGGCGTAACGTCCTGCGGCATAAGTATCGCTTCTATTCCCAAAGCGCGGATGTTTTTCAACAGGGCGGTTATGATTTTTTCCATAAGTTTAATTCCTTCCCTTGAGAGCGTTCATTACGCCTTCCTGTACCAGCTTCATAAGATACGCCTGATCCTTTTCGTCGATGTACAAAAACGGCCTCGGCGGTATCTTTACGGATTTTGATATGATAAACAAGATGAATTCCTTCCCTCGCTTGCCTCTTTTTCCTGTGCTTTTTTTGTAAGTGAAAAAAGCTTTGCCCGCCTTGTAAAATCCGTAGCCGTCAGCTTTCATCGCTTCGATAAGAGAGCGCGGCGAACGCGCCCCGTAAGTACCCATAAGCTTTCTGGTTTCTGCGCTTGCCGGAATAAAAAGAGCCTTCGCGTCTTTCGGCCTGATAGTCCCGCCCTCCTGCTGGATTCTTGCGTATCTAAGATTAGAGCTCGCGTCCGCCCAAAGTTCCCCAGAGTGAGGCGCTATGCTTTTCACCAGTTCGCTGCTGTCGCGTAACGTCCGCGCTCCTTTTTTAACCGCCTGCGTTAAAGGCTTATTCGCGGGGCTTACCCCCGAATCGATTTTTTTAATCGCGCTTGACTGTAGGTACATCGAAGCTTTCTTCATCGTACCGGCAAGCCCCGCCCCGATAAGTTTCGCGTAATCGGGCGGACGGCTTATTACCTTAACCCCCATAATTCGGCAGCTCCGGTAAAGCAATCGCTCCGGCGGCAGGGCCGGGGCCTTCATCGTACTTGGTAGCGATGCTCCCAAAGTATGTTTCAATTAAATCGGCGGCGTCATCTTCCTTCATCTTTGCCAGTTTCTCTTTGCCGATATACGAAAACAATTCATACACGGCTCGTTTAAGAACAATGCCTTTGATTACCTCGTTTGTTTCATCGTACTTGTTTCCCGTAGATGCGACTTTGCCGTAAACCCATATAACGGCTTTTCTTATTGCCCGTTCCATAACCGCTTCATCGGCATAAGAGGCAGTACGCAAATCGTCAGGGTTCATTTCCCCTTTCAGGTCATCTGTAGTTATAATTGTTTCCGGCATACCGCCTCCAAAAAAAACAACCGCCGAAGTTACTCGCCGCGGCGGTTGTCAAATTAGCCCGCGAACTTCGCGAACACGATCCCCTTGCGGTTGATCAGCGGGAAGGGTTTGCTCTTTACAAAAAGATCTTCGCCCCTCTGATCCGTCCGTACCTTTGTAAAGGCGTAGAACGGCACAGCCTGGTTCATCACCACATCGTCAAGCCGCAGGTACGGCATCTTCTGCCCGGCGTTTACGGCTCTTGCCATAAGCTCCAGAGGCTGCACCATGTGCTTGGTTGTCTTGGCGCCGCTTGAATCAATATCCACCCAGGTATCGTTGTCCATGAGGATTTCAAAACCCGCGATGCTGATTTTGCCCGGCCCCGGAACTGCGGTGTATACTTTCTGGTTTGCCGAAGCAGTTATGATTGATTGAAATACCTCTATCGATGCTACAAACTCAATCGGGCCGCCGATGCCTTTGTCCCTGATTGCCGCAGTCATTTTGTTAAGGATGATGATAAGCTGGGCGACGGTAAGGCCTGCCAGAGTTTCCGTCAGGTTCAATCCTTCGATCTCTCCGTAGTCTACCTCGTAGCGGCTCATGCCCGTGCCTGCCTGCATCATGTAATTGATGCCGCCTCTGTGCGCCTGTGCGCATAACGCGCGGGTTGTAGCCCTCACCACGCGCAGATGGTTTGCGATTCTTTCGTCAATCATCTGCTGCTTGCCCTGATCGGTCGCCCTCTCGTAGTCGTCGACCTCCACCGCGGTGAAGATGTCGTCAATCTCGATAGGCATAGGCTCGATGGTCTTTGCGGACATTCCGCTTTCGGGGCGTACGCCCAAAGCGCCGCGTTTGATCACGGGCACATTGCCGTATTCCGCTTCAAGCTCCGCCACGGTTATGTGGGTTGAGTTCTTAAGCGGACGGCTGGAAAAATAATCCATCGCGTTGGATTCCTCGGGCGTGTTGGCCGCAATGATTCTTTCAACGTCTTGTGGTTTTATGATTACCGCCATCGCTTACCCCTTCTTTGCGCTCGTAAAGAGCTGTGTCGGATAAATCCCCGCGCCGCGCAGTTTGACCGTCATGGCCGCTGCAGCTGCAACGGGCTGCGCCCCGCTGGAATCCAAAAGCCTTCCGGCGACAACCATGCCGTGCCAAAGCACAAGCGCTTCCGCATTCTTGCCGTCCGAGTCTGCGGCAAGAACCGCGATAGGCGTGTCATCCGGCGCGGCGGCTTCAAGCTTGCCGCCGGCATCCGCTTTTAGGATTGTCCCCGCTTTAAGTTTTATTGTCCCCGCTTTAAGTTTTGCGGTTTTATCCGCAAGCAGGGCGGTGTCGATAATTCCCGGATGCCCCGGGTGGACCACTTCGGAATGGTTTTTTACAGGTACGCTTTCGTAATTTATTCCCATAGTTTTCCTCCTACATTTTTTTTGCGGCGGCGGCCCAGTCAACAGGCTTTCCGCCGTCCGCGCCGTCGCTGTAATTGATTCCCGACGCCCCGGTTCTTACCGCCTGCGGCCAGCTCCCGAGGATTTCTTCAAGAAGCCGCAGGGCGTCCCGCTTTTCGGTTTTCCCGTTATCGGAAAAATCGAACGCCTCAACAGCCTCAATCTTTTCGGCAAGGGCTCTCGCTTTCGAGGCAAGCCCTGCGGGGATTTTTTCGGAGATGCTTCTGCCGAACCCCTCAAGCCGTTCCCTGCGGCGCTCCGCTTTCAGTTCGCCGACCTGCCTTTGCATGTCGGCAAAGTCCCCGCCCCCCGAAGCCGCCGGCGCGTCCGGCGCCGGTTCCGCTGCCGGCAGTGATGCAGCCGCAGACTGCGCTGCTGTTTGCTGCGACGCCTGTTCCGTCAAGGCCTTGTTTTGTTTTTCAAGTTCCGCGATCTTCGCGTCCTTTTCTTCCACAGCCTTTTTTTCTTCTTCCGTCATTGTATCGTTGCCCTCCTTCTCCGGTATTTTTCCGGAAAATTGATACCTGTCTTTTGCGGCCTCGCTTTCTCCGAAGGCGACCGCTACCTGCGCGAGTTCCGCAAGCCCCGGAATCTTCGGCGGCACTGCGCCGAGTATTGCCAGATGATGCAGAACGCGCTTGCCGTCGGTAGAACGCCTGGGCATGGATATCGACCAGCCGTCGTACGCTCCGTCTTCGTAAAGTTTGTCCGCCGTTTCATTAAACATAACAGCTCCGGCAAGCGAGCCGCCGTCTGCGGACGGCCAGCAGTCTAGCACGTCCCCGAACTTGGGAGCCCTGTCCGTTACATCATGCCCGATTGTTACCGGGCGTTTGCCGGCGAATGTCTCCGCAAGCTCTGCTATGTCCTGCTTCGCGATCTCGCTGCCGTCAAGCCCCCACCTGCCCACACGGGCGAGTTCTAATATTCTTACTTTGCGCTGCGGCATTTATGATACCTCCTTTATTAACCTGACTGATTTCACTGCTTCTTTTATACGCTTACAAGCCGATTGAAAATAATTTTCATCTATTTCACATGCCGTCAAAGAAAAACCCATACTATGACAGGCTACAGCTATGCTCCCAGAGCCCAAATGAGTATCTAATATTTTCATTCCCTGTTCTGCATATTTAGATAAAAGCCATTCATATAACATGACCGGCTTTTCATGAGGATGTCCTCCGTATCGAGCTTCGCAAGTAATAAAACCGTTCCAGCGTAAAGGAATAATACGCAATGGAATGTTAAATGATGTCCATGCCAATTCGCCCTGTGCCGCAAAAGTTGTTTCTTGGCGCTTCTTGTCCCAAAAAATCCATGAGCCTGTTGGTGGCAAAAATTGAGTATAATAATTTCCGCCCCATATTATTTGTTTTTCTGACACCCGAAACAATTCTTCAAAATATTTTTTATCCGGGATAATGTTATTTTTATATGAAGAGCGGTGTTGGCTAAACCTTGATCTTTTATCTTTAATCCATGTTCGGCCTATCCCGTAAGGCGGATCGACAATAGCAAGAGAAAAATACTTATCAGGATATTGAGCCATCACATTCATGCAGTCTCCAAGGTAGAGAGTGCAATCACCGATCTGTCTCTTACGCGGTTTCATGCCATGATTTTCCCACGGCAGTTGTTTACAGAGCCGTTTCCAGCAGAGGGGGGGAATTCTAAAAAGGGCTTCTAACAGGGCAAATTCGGGTTAAAGGTAAAATGAGGCTGCTGGTACTGGAATGTTGAAAATTCAACGGTGAATTTTTGTTGAATAAGGGGGTTAAAAAGGGAGGCCGGGAGTGATTTTTTAGTCTTTAATATACCGCGTTAGGATTATAAGGATCGTCATCGTTTTCCTCGCGGGTTATTGCGTCAAAAACATGCAGTCTTAACAAACCCCTGGCGGGTAATTCATCTGTAAGGTAATTACTGTTTAAACAATTGGGTACAGCCCCTAAATAGCCGTGTTCCTGGGTATTTTCGTATTGCGCTTTGTCCAAGGCTATTTTGTCACCGGAAAGAATTCCATCTTTCCAAAGCAACGAAGCAGTGCGGCCTTGTACTGTCCCTGTCATGGAAAACATACTACCTTACCCCCAAAAGCAATCCTATAATAAAAGAGTCATAATCCAAGTCTGCTTTTTCATTATAACGTCCAAAAAATATTTTTTCAACGCCCATTGAAAAAATTTCGTAGGCCGAACCGCCGTAATCCTTCCCCATATAAGGGTGGTTAAATTTATCCAGCCGCGCCATCTCGTCTTCGCCATAAGCCCTGTCAGGAAAAAGTTTTTTTATGCTAACCAAATCTTCTCCAGCTGTCCTTCTCTCATAAAATTCTTTTTCCAGCCTGACTATATCTGGAATAATATCTTCCATCCGGTGGGCCAACTCGTGGGCGGAAGTATATTCAAAATAGTTTATAAGAATTCCTACTCCGTCACTTGAACGCGAATAAGACCCGCGGTTTTTAATATATATTGATATAGGTGTTTTCTCCGAATCGGCTATAGACTTTTCTATCCAGTCGGAAGGGAAATACTTGTACGCTTTGATTATCTCATCCCTTGCAGTCGAACTCGAATACATTTCCCATTTATGTGTTTTGTCTGTTCCGAATTCGCGGTATTCTTTGAGTACGTCAAGTATCTCTTTGTTTTCGTTTTTCAAGAACCATCTCTCCTATTTTTCTGATCTCCTCTTCGGTTTCAGGCTCTTCATCTATTGCCCGCCTGATGGAATCGAAAGATTCACCTGCCTTCACGCTTTCCTGTTCAATAAGTTTTTCCTTCGCTTCCGTAAACTCAGCGGCCAAACCGTAAGCCTCCGTGCGATCTTTCATTGCGTCGGTCAAGTCCCACCATGCATCGTTTTTTTCAAGAGGATACGTCCCGAACCCTTTCGCCGGTTTATAATCCGGCGTTCCCTGCGTGTAAAATTTTTCAGCTCCCCCTGCTTCGTCAATTTCGGCTTGGTCGTAAATACCCCTGATGGTGGTACGGCAATTGAAGTGGAACGGCGGCCATAAACGATCCCACACAGGATCATCGTAAGGTTTTCTGAGCGGCGGGACTGTCAGCGAGCCGCATAACTCAGTCTGCCTGGAATCGTCAATGCCGATAAGCTCAAGGGCGATTGGCTGAACTTCTTCAAAGCCTATTGCCCTGCCGACATTGTAAGCGGTCGCGGTATTTGTCCGATAGACCGTCTCGTAATACCAGCCCGAGCCTTTGCCTATACCTGCGGCATCGGCGAGCTGCCCTTCTGTCAGCTGCAAGAATTGATTCATCCCCTGCCCTTCCTCAAGCGCCTTTGTCAGCATGCCCTGTACATGCCGCACCGCGTCCCTGTCGGCAAGGCGGCTTACGGTAAAAGCGCGGTAACGCATTTTGTCTGCAAGCTCGTAATAGGTTTTTGAATCCACAGGAAGGCGTTTTCTCATATATGCGACCGCCTGTTCAAAGGGAAGTATTTCTATCGGCTCATCATTAGCGAAATTGTTTTGACCTGCCTCCGGTTCCATTCCTAACAATAAAGCCTTGGTAAACACCTCGGCGGTCTCGCTCATAATTTCGTAGTCGGGAGGCAGAACATACTCCGAATCAAGCATTGAAGGATCCGCTGCGGCCATCATCACAAATTCTTTAAGCCGCTTCCCGTAGCTGCGTGCTATTGCAGGGCGGTACAGGTTTTCCAAAAGGTCAAGGCGTTTTGCTTTTAGTTTAGCTTTTCTTCGCTCCTGTTCTACGCGCGATGCTCTGTCCGCAAAAAAAAATTGTCTTTAGAATTATCTCCAAAGAACGCCGGCGAAGATGACGGCTTCACAAACGAATCCGCTTCGTCTTTTGGCTTTGGCAGGTGAACCTTGTCATAGAGCGCGTTTAAAGAAACAGGAATATTCCTGTCGATAGCGTCGCGGATCGTTTCCCAATCGGCAAAGTCGGTAGAGTCGATGTCATAAGACGGAGCAGCTACTCCGGGGAAATTGACCTCGACAAAATAGTCGTATAACAGTTGGTTCGATCTCTGGATAAGATACGCGTCATGGGTAGTGGTAAATTTATAAGTCTCCGAATGAAGCAGCCCCTGGCTCTTTGTCCCGTACTGCGCTTCGCTTGTCATCAACGACTGCGCAGTTATGCCGTAGGATATTTCTTCATTGCAGACTTTTATAATGGTTTCAAAATCTTTAATCGCGCCGTCAACCACCTTGATCTCTTTGATATTGGCAAACGCCCCCGAAGATCCGCTTCTCATCTCGCGGAGCATTCCTGTCAGCTTTGCCGCGGTCTGTTCGGCGTCGGCGGCGTTTTTTGTTTCAAAAATGGCTAAAATTGACGGCACGCCCAGGCGTTCCGCGGCCTGCATCCAGAAACGAAAACCAAGCTGCTTGAACTTCCACGGCCAATAGCATCTTCGCAAAGCAGGCGTTCCCCATAAACTGCCGTCGCCCTTGTCGTTGTGGTGTATGATAAACTTATGCGGCTCGTCTAACGGGCGGTTTAATGCTGATAAATACGGAACCCTTGAACCCTGCGGAAAATTAACCGCGGTTCTTGGAATAGGGATAAAATCGACAGGCGCAAAGAGGCCGCCTTTTTTCTCCCAGACAATTTCGCATAACGCTATGCCGTAGGGAATGGCGTTCAAAAGGATAGTGTTGAGTTTATAAATTAAATTGAACGAAAGATGCTCCCTGCAGGCTTTATCAACAACGGCATTGCCGCTGTCCGTAATCGATCCGTACATCATCTGAACGCGATCCTTGCGGTTGTCAATCAAAGATTCTATTTTAGGATCGTTCATCATTTTGCTGAACACTTCTTGGCTTTCCCCGACCGAAGCCAGCCAGTTATTGGTGTCATCCATGCAGCCGATAACCGACCTCATGGATGAGGAGATGTCTATAATCTGCGTTGCCAGTTCCTGCTTTGCAGGCTGTTGTTTTCTTGCCATATTCAGTACCCGAAAAACATTGTATCAGTACGCGAACCTGTGCTGACGATCACAGGCGGGGCGCTGCTTGAGCCCTCTTCCCATGCGTACAAACACATGGCGGCCGCGACAGCCCCGTCGCCGTGCCGTTTCGCCCCCTTGTCCTCGCGATCCCTTCTCTCTTCTTTCGGCACAACAGGCTGGCCGTCTTTTAAAATAATTATTCCAAAATCGGAAAGTACGAATGAATCATCGGGAAGGATAAATTCCCTGCCTTCCAAACGGCTTTTGAGTTTTGGAAAAACAGCCGCGTACCACGCGCGGGTTATCATCACCATTTCCGCGCCGCATGGCAGCCGCTGCGCCGCCGCTTCCGCCAAAGCCTGTCCGTTGCCCCGGCTGTCTATAGCCGCGCCGCCAAGATTGCAGGTTTTGCTTATTAGATAAAGAATCTGCCACTGCTGGTCATACGGCACATTGTTCAGCTCGATAATAAGGCGGCTGTCCAGTTCCTGCCTGTTTCTCTCTTCCGCAATCCACAGTACCGACAAGTTCCCGCTACGGGCAAAGTCCTGTCCGAGATAGCACGCGCCTTTAATAGCGCGTAACAACGGCGCAGTTTCAATTTCAAACCATGTTTCTATTTCTTCCCACCTCTTGCGGGGCTCCCGCCACATAAAATTGTCATTGCAGTTAAGCCGGACAATCGGCAGCTTGTCAGCGCTTACCGTACAGGCGGCTAACATCCCGTATGGGAAATATTTAGAGCCGCTGCGGGACGGAATTACATCCAGCTCTTCCTCGGAATTGGATTTGTAAATATTCCTTATTTGTTCAACCCACCCGGCTTCGCTTTCGACCGTCCATTCTTTTTTGTTCATCAGGCAGATTCTCTTATATAAACCCTGATTTACTGCATCGTTGAATGTTGTCCGGTGCGCGCTCCAGCCTTCTTCTTTGCCGGAACGGATGTCTTTAAGAAAAATACAAAACGCGCTGTCATCGCCGTTATGCGTCGAGATTATCGAGAATGATCCGCTCCATATCAACAAGGCTAACGCCGATTTTTTTATTTCATTAAAATCAGGAGTAAAAGCCGCTTCGTCAAGTACAATGCGCCCTTGCTTACTGCGTATCGCATGCGCGACGCTCGGCAGCCCGGCAATTTCTTTGCCGTTCAAAAACTTTATACGGTAAACAGTGAACGCGCGTCCGGGCTCGTCTATAATTTCTTCTTCAAATTCTTCTGCGGCAAGATTTATCATCTCCGCCCAGAATTTACAGTCCGCGATAAACTGGCGCGTCATGTCCTTGTTATACGAAAGATAATAAGTATTCTGCCCCTTTGACCCCTGGGTTTGTAAAACAGCGTTAAGAGCCTCCGTCCAGGATGCGCCGATACGGCGGCTCTTTTCCCATATTTTAAGAGGGCTTTCATTTTCTATCCACGCCTTCTGGTAAGGCAGTAGGATTTCAACCTTCGACAGATCCATTGTTGCTCCGCAGCCCCATTATTCTTTCTTTGATTTTGCCGATAACCTCGTCAGACACGCCAAGTTCTTTCGCCGCGGCTTCAACCTTTTTACGGCTTTCGATGACGCCCTGTTTTCGCCCTTTCTCAAAATTTAATTCCACACTGGAGGCAAGGCCAATCGCGCGGGTTACTTTTGTAAGCAGCGTTACTTTCTCTTCCATGTTCATCGCTTCAAAGTCGCCGTCTCCGATATTGGACACCTCTTCCAGAAGCTGCGCCACGGCTATCTGTAATCCGGCTCCGGCAATATCCAAACGGGCGGTATTGTCTGTAGCGGCGGTTAACGCTTTCGCCCAGTCATTCCTTCTTTGTATATCCCTAAGCCTTTTAGCGCGGCTCTTGATCGCCCTGCCGACCGCCGCCTTGCTTATTTGATACCCTTTCGCGGAAAGCCGATCCGCGATTTCCTTCTGGCGCAAGCCTTGCCCGTAATACATTTGGATAACGGTCTCGACCAGACCCAGCAATTCAATTTTACTTCTCTGCGGCACGCCGTCCTCCCTTAATCGCGTCTACTGTTTCTTTAAGGTGATCGATTTTTACCTCGATCCTCCCCATCGACCTTGCTATATCAAGCTGTATGCTATGGGTTTTATTTTTCAAGTCGGCGATTTCTTTTTCGTGTTTGCCGGTTTTTTGTTCAAGCAGCTCCATCGCTTTTTTTTGTTCGCCTTTTTCCACACCCATTTTGATCCAGACCGATAAAAACCCGATTACGGACATCGATCCCGCAACCAAAGCTATTACGTCTAACGTCATTTTACCGCTGTCCATAACAAACCCCCTATAAATATCATAGCAGCGCTAATCCAGCCCGCTGCCGCAAGCCGCTTCCATCTCTGCGCTTCGTTTTTCTGCATAGTCCAGGATTCCCATAATACGCTGTATTCCATCCGCAATACCGCCAGCTCCGCCGAGAGCGCGGCCAGTTCCGTCCCGGATATCTCCAGCAATTCCTGCGATGCTTCCAGCCTCGATAATACCGACTCCAAGTTCCCCTGCAGCCTCTGCGACATTTCCTGCAGCGTCTGCGACCGCTCCCGCTGCGAGTTCAGTTCGCTCTGCAGCAGCGTCGTAGCTTCGGACATCCGCTGCAGCTCTTCCCGGATCGCCCGTACTTCGGATCCGGTTAAATAAATACCCTCCGGCAAAGCCGAGGCAGAACAAAAGCAGGCCAGCAGCAATAATGCGCATAACTTTTTTAACACTCTGCATCTCCCCGGTCCTTCGGGCGCTCCGCCCCTGGCTGTTTGTCCTGAAAGATTTTATCCTGCCAGACGTTGGCGCCAAGGTAGCCTATGATCGGCGTTAACGCCAATATTGCAAGATTGGCGAAACCCGTCTGGTCTTTTACCACGATGAAGGTTATAAGCCACATCGACCACAACGCTATCCATACTTTCACAGACCCGAGTTTTCTTAACACTTTTTTCATTTCCCAAACCTCCCTATGATATGCGCCCACTTTTTTTCCTGCGGCAGGGGCTTCATCATTTTGTTGAAATCCTCAATCGGCATTTTTACCGCCTTGCCTTTCTGATTTTTATAGCCGGTATGGTAATCGCCCCACGGGTCGTCGATGATAAAATAAAAACCGTTTTTATCCGTCCCATAGCCGGTTATTGCCACAATATGGTTGAGAGGCGGTTTTCCTTCCTGCGGGAAAACGCCGGATATTACAGCCGCGCCACCGTCATTGATAAGAGCCCTGATCTCTTCCCGGCTCACAGCCTCACGGAACGCCGCAGGCGCGGAATCATACCCCAGCGTTTTCAGCCAGCGGACTGTTCCGTACGCAAGCACGGCGTGCCACTGGTTCGGCGGGATCTGCCCTTTCGGGTCAAGCTGCTTCCACCGGTTTAACACCGCCTGATCGCTGTATATAAAACGCATCAGCAGATCTTCAGGCTGTTCGCCGCACGGTGAAAAACTTTCCACGGGCCAGTCCGCAGCGCTTAATGCAATTATCACTGACGTTACGTTGCATGCCGAACCCGGCTTTTCTTTGTTGTTGCGCTGGGTGTAATAAGGCTTTCCCGCGCCGTTGTTTACTTCGGTCTTTTTCTCTTTATCCGCGTCTTCTGTCTTTTCCATCGCTTGCCTCCTTGCCGTTTAGTGTACACGGCGGAAACGCGCGCAAGCCGTACAGGGCAAGGCTGCGGGTTTTTTATTTGTGTAAAATTAAAGTAATAATTTTTAAGGAGAGAAAAATGGTAAATATAAATCTGGAAATCACATGGAAAGAATTTGGACAACGCGGTATGAAACCTCTAATGAGATCTCTAAATGAAATAGAGGAAGAAAAAAACCTTATAGAGAATTACATCATTCCCGCCGTAAAAACCTATCAAAAGGATCTTGCTAAAAAAATTAATGCCATAATGCCGAAACGCCGACAAAAAAAACGTGGATGACTATTACGCCCTAACCTTTTATGATATTGATGGCATTTTTAACCATATATTATTTGATGTATATGCAAGGTTAAGGTATTCTCAAAGTTTTACTGAAAGGATGCAGCTAAAAAAACCCCGGGCAATCTGCCGGGTTTTTTTTAGCTAACAACAAGGCTCTATTCAAGATTAACCTTAAGTTGTTTTTCGTGATCTTCAATTGATTTGATCAGCCTCTGCCGGGCTTCTTTGTAATAATTGTTCTCAGGATTCCTGTTAACCAGGTCTGTATAAAGCCCAAGCTGCTCTTTCTCAAATTTAATAGAAGCTTCGCCCAGCTTCATATCCGAGATACGCATCGTTTTTAGTGACTCCATAATTTTCCTAGCTCCTCTTAACTTAACGCCACGATTCCATATTCTTCACGCCAGAACCCCGTGCTAATAGCAAAATCTTTTATCGTGAACAATAGTTCCTTTTCCTTAATCGTTCGAATGTTCTTAATTTCACGCGGGTCAAGAGGGATACACCCTTCAATTTCCTCAAAAATATACCCGCCTTGCTCAAATAAGCTCATTTCTTTATAAATCGGCATATAGCAAGAAAGCTTTACGTTTTTCATAACAGTACATGTAGCAAGAAACAAAATCGCAGCTTCTACTTTGCGTTCAAAACACATATTTGCAATTTTTTGTGCCAATAATCGAGTAGTTTCAGGCACATGATGCTTCCGCAGATAACCTTCAAGCTTGTCCCTATCAACCCAGACAAGTTTATCCTTTTCAAGTGTAGACATAATCGCCCCCCTCCGTGCATGTTGTCAATTTCTTGAAAATTATACCATAAACCGGAATAATGAGCAAGGCGCCGCGGTGTTTTTTTGCGTTAATTTTATTCTGTTTTACCCTAAATATACCTCCTTAACCCATAGCGGGTTTAATAATGTTAATTCTCTATACTTAGAAGATAATAAAATTCTTTCCCCTTGGCTATAAAATTTTTTACCTCCAAACACTACTGGGAAAAAATGCGTATGCCGGCTGTCATCATTGCCGCCGTCCAGAGATGGAAATCACCCACCCCCACGTGGGATAATAACGGCAAGGAAGAGAAAACGGGTATCATCACTTCACCTCATTTTCCTCACACCCCGTACCAGACACGGCTTGTATATTTTTATTTGCGTAAAATTAATTGTAACAATTTTTAAGAAAGGAAAAAATATGGAAACAAAAAAGATTCAGAAAGAAGCGTTCTCTGGGGATTCCGACTTATTCAAAGCGGTAAAGCTGCTTGAAGAAAATGGGTTTTATGTAGTTCACGCAGACTTCGGATGTAATAAAGACTACCCGGGAGCATTGTTACTTCAAGCATATCCTAAACGGACAGTTAGCGTTGAGTTCCGCCCTGATTAGGTTTTGAATGTTAACCTGTACCAGAAGTCTTTAAAAAATTGCGTACAGGTTATCCCGGAAATATCACATTCTTTAATAAGATCGTGCTTTGCAATTATCATTTCATGGAGATAGGACAGATCTTTGCCTGATATGCCGTATCCGGTTCCATAGCAAGTAATTTTATCGCTTAAAGGAACTCCGTCCATAACATACAATTTGCCGTAGTGGTTAAATAAAAGATCAAGATTTTGTTCATGGTAGGCAAAACCAAGGAAAATAATCCTGTCCGCGCGTTCCACGAGATACTGTATCCTTTCACTTGATTTTTGGCTTTGGTCAACGCTTTCGCTAAAGGTTTTTATTTTTTCTGTCAATGGTATTAGTTCATTGAAATCTGGTGATATTCCAAAAGTAAGTCTGCCATTATTTTTCCAAAGATCGCCTACAGTTCCATAGGGGTGATTTATGTGAAGCTTTTGGACAAATTCCATTGCTCTTTCATGCCCTATGTTATAATATCTCTTCAATGCGGTATACATAAAAAATTCAAAACAGCGATCGTAATTAAAAATTATGAATGAAATATCGTTAAGCCTTGCAGGTAATTCGTCAACATGACAGCCTTCAGTAATTTTTTGGAAGAATAGCGGGTACCAAGAATTTTTTAACAGATCATCCATAGGCGTGATACACTTAGCCTCAGCAGCCAAGATCGCCTTAACTATTGCCAATTTTCCGCAAAACGCGATTTCATGATCTCCTTTATGGGCTTCAATAAAATTATCAATGGAGATTGAGACAGGCATTGCCTCGGAAATATTAATTGCGACATCTAGAAGTTTTTCAGGAACGTATGAAACAATATGTCCATGTTGACCAGATGCTCGCATTTCAAGGGCGTGGTAAACAGTTTTATCCCCGTTAAGACGACCATCTTTTCTCGATGTAAAATCTAAAATATTTGCAATTTTGGTTTTTAATTCTTCGCCTGACGGCATCCCTATCTCGACATTTGCGCCTGCGCCAATAACAAAAACAGTCCTCATATTTCCTACCCTTGCTTTGTATCAATCGCGAACACCGCACGAATCTTTTGCATCAGTTTTTTGTAAACACTTCGCCAAACACCAACCTTCATACTGATTAAATTTTACTTTCCACCAAATACTTTTATTGCTTCTGTCTTCATAGGCAGCAGACATAAATTCAACTATATCTTCTTTTTTTATTGAGATTAAGGTTTCAGCATTAACGTCAGGTGATGCTTTTAATTCTGCCTCCGATATCACAAAATAGGAGTTTGTCAAATTACTAAATTTCTCATCTTCTGTTAATCCTTCGCATTTTAAAGTTCTCCTGATTTCATTCAATGACAACTCTATATTTTGACTGGGAACTCCTGCTATTTTGCAATTAATCCGAAAATCCCGGTCAACAAACATATAAAAAACCATCCAATAACCGAATATCCTTTTTTGTCAGCAAGCCAAGCTCCTAACCCTGCCGGAATAATTAGGCCAATAAAAACAAAAGCAATAAAAACACTGCTAGATAAAAATGAAAAAAGTTCAAAGTTATTCATAATTCTTATATTCCTCCTCTTTTCCCCGGTATCATTACTTCACCTCCTTAACCGCCGCTATAACACGCGCCACAATCTCAATAGCCCGATCTTCCACTTTCATCGGCTCGTACCGGGGGTTGTCGCTGACTATCGTCCACCCGCCCGGAGTCCAAATCACCCGCTTGCAGAAAGTAAGGCCGCGTTCGCTGTCGCGGACTATATAGACCCCGTCGCCGCAGAAACCCGCCGTACTGCACACCGCCAAATCGCCGCTGGACAAGGTCGGCTCCATGCTATCGCTGTATATTGGCATAGCCACAAGATCCCGGCTCTGTCGCGCTATCCATGAGGGGATTTTTACGTACCTTATAATTTCCCCTTCCTCGTAATCAAACCCGAATCCCGCGCTTGCCCCTTGCCCTATTACCGGTATTAGCACACCTTGCTCAACGCCCCCGTCCACAACTACAAGGGCTTCCTTTCTGGTGGTTTCCACTGCGCCCTCGCCGGGGGTATCAGGCAAGGAAGGGGAGCCGATTTCTCGGCTTTTTTCCGCCGAATTTCCAAGCGAAAAAGCCGATTTATTGGCTTCTTCGCCAAGTCCTTTTTGGGCTTCTTTTGATGGGAATTTCGAATCGTTTTGTCCCTTTTGAGACTTTGTTATTGGTACAGTTCCAGTAGCAACAATATTTGCCTTTTTGTGCAAAGTTTTTGCGCCAGTAGGCAATATACCTTGCTCTAGTTCTTTGTAGATAGGTCCCGTATCAGATAGAAGCCATTGTTCTGATACTCCAAATCTCTCTGATATCTTAATTAATAACTCAGCTGGTACATTTACGCCATTTTCATAACTAACCAATGTAGATCTTGGTATATCAAGATTTCGTGCAAATAATGATAATGTTTGTTTAGATAACTCTCTAACTTGTTTTATTTTTAGCGATATGTCGCTAATTTTTCCCATAAATTACTGCCTTAAAAAAATTGTCAAGATATTGACATTTTTCTCTTGGCAACATCGCAATATCTCGATAATAATTATATCGGAAAGCAAGTTTAATTGCTTTACAAAAACAAAAGAGAACGGCGTACGTTCCAGCAAGAAAGCCGCCGTTCTCCCAATTAACCCCATAAGGAGGCTATTTTGAGTATAGCACTACAAAAGGCTACGGGCAAGCCAATTATGCCCATCCGTCTTAGACCTAGACATAAAGAAGGCCTAAGCATTCACTACCAACTAAGGTCATTAGGCTCAAGTTTCACAAAAATTGCCAGCGATCTTTCAATTCAAGCACCAACTGTTTCAAATGTCGTTTCTGGCCGCCGCCGCTCTGCCCGCATCGAATCAGAAATCGCCCGACTCCTGGGCAAAGCGGACTGGAACGAGGTCGTACTGGAAGCGCGAAGCGAAGCCCAGAAAAAGCCGGTTGCGGTAATTCTTCGCGAGATGGAACAAAAAAAGCAGGCTGTCAGAAAGCGCATGGAGGATTACTCAGCGGAGAACTATGAAAGAGTGTTTCAGCTTATACCTGACGGTTCTATCGCTCAAAAAGAACAGGAGTGAAAGACAGTGAAGATCAAAGGAGGCGCGGTATGAAGGGAATAAAAAACCGTTTTTTAGGGTTCGTAAACTTGATTCGAAATATTTTACAAATACTTATACCGGAATCGAATAACAACGAACCATGTTTTGAATGTATAAAAGCCGGAGGGATATGCCAGCCGCAATGCGAAAAAAGGTATGAGCGAAAGGCGGGTGGGCTATGAGCAGAATAAAAAAGAAAACTTCTTGCGAATTGATTATTCCTACGGCTGATGATATTCGAATATACATTGAAGAAGGGTTGCGCATGGATGAAACTGAATGCCCTAACGGAGCTTCCAGAACAACGTCAGGCAAATGTCCTTTTTATTTTGCAGGGGGAACTTGTAGAAAATGCAGCTTTGCCAAAAAAGAAGACAGGGTTATTCTTTTGGCATGGACATCCGCAATTGCTTCAAAACAAAACGCGGCCTGCGCGAGCTTAACGTTACGCCAAAGAAAAAACCGGCAGAGAAAAATATAATTCCAAAAAAACCACTCCCAAAAGAAGTAAAAGACTTATCCGGCGTGGGGCTTTTTGAATTATCTATTGAAGGGCTAATCCCATACGAGGTATTCCGGGAAATAAAATGGCGTTTAGAAACCATACTGGCCTTGCTAAGAAACGGCACGCCAAGGCTGGCAATGGATGTTGCGGAAGATCTTCTGAAGGAGCCGCAAGCGTCAAACAATTCAAAAACAAAACAGACAAGGAGGAGCGCATGAACTACGGAACAAAAGCGCAGGGAATCAATACGGGCTATGCCCCTATCGGCTTCAGAACGGATCTGCGGGATTATTATGCGGGGCAGGCGTTAACGGGCATTCTTGCGGGAAGGTTTGACAAGAGCTGCGATATCAGAACGCTGGAAGAGTTTGCGTTTGTAGCCTTTGAATTGGCTGACGCCATGCTGGCAGAGAGGAAAGCATGAGTACAAAAAAAACCAATTTCGCCAACGGCTTCGATTATTTCTGCCCCGACTGCTGTGCGTTTCTCTCGGTGCAAATTAGAGGGGAGGATGAAGAATCTGTAAGATACTGCCCCCGCTGCGGCGAAGCGCAAGGCTGCCTTACCGGTATTGGACCGCTTCTTTACTATTTGAATTGCAACCGTACAGACCCGGTTAACTTCTACCACGCGTTCCCGCCGGACGAACCTATCCCGCATTCGCGTACCGGCGCAACACCCAGGGAAGTTAAGATAATCATCGATCTTGTTATAGAGCTAAAGCAAAAGAAGCTGCCTGTAACAATAGAAGGCATCGCGGGGAAAAGCGAATTCCACCGCGGCATAGTAAAAAAAGTTTTTGAAGAACTTCACATAACAGAAAGCAAGGAGCATGGAATGAAAAATATTTATCTGTGCGGCCCGGTTTCCGGCAGGGAATACAAAGAGGCCGTCGATCATTTTGACAGGATTGAACAAAAAATCCGCCGTTCGGCTGCAAACTTTGACATGCAGGTCAATACATACAACCCGATGCGGTTTTGCCCGCAGAATATTGTTAGCTGGCATGAAGCAATGAAAATCTGCATAAGCGAGCTTGTTCTTTGCAGCGGCATCGCCCTGCTGCAAGGCTGGCAGAGATCAAGAGGCGCGGCGCTTGAATTAAAACTCGCGCAGGATTTGCGCATACCGGTTGTATACATCGAACCGCCGGTTGACTTAATAAACATTAAAGAAATCTCCATTGCCGCGCCGGAAGCGCTTAGGTACTACAACGCCCGCCTTACGCAGTTCTGCAACGAAGGCGTAGAAGGCCCGCTTGCGGAAGACCGCGCGGCGGCGGAGACGGTAAGCCGCTACCTCGACCCGTACGGGTTTGAGTATATAGAAATCAAGGAAGGAGAATAACATGGGAACAGCAAAACAAAAGAAAATTGCATCGAAAGAACCTGAATTTATGACCGACAGCCAGGGGCGCCAGGTTCCGGCGGAAATGGTAAAAGAGATCGACAAACAGCGGGATCAGACGGTCCGCAGGATCGCCGCCAAAGCAGTGGAAATGAGAGAAACCCTGGCCGTGTTCAAAGAACAAATCCGCGGCGACATTTATTCGTTTGTCGAATTATCCGCAGGGCAGTACGGCGTAAAATGGGGCGGCAAAAAAGGAAACATATCGCTTCTAACCTATGACGGCCGGTACAAACTCCTTGTGCAGATGAACGACAGCATCAGCTTTGACGAACGCCTGCAGGTTGCGAAAGAACTTATCGGGAATTGTCTGGAAAAGTGGAGCGCGGACGCGCGCCCCGAGATCCGCCTGCTGGTCAACGACGCTTTCCAGGTAGATAAGACCGGAAAGATATCCACCGCCCGCGTTCTCGGGCTGCGCCGTCTGGATATTAAAGACAAAGACTGGCAAAAAGCAATGACGGCGATTACCGAGAGCGTTCAAATTACGGGAACAAAGCAGTACCTGCGGATATACGAACGCGGCGCCAACGGGGAATACCAGATGATTCCGCTCGACGTAGCGGCGCTGTAGGAGGAAAACAATGGAGTATAAATTATTTTATCTTGCGATCCGCCGTTACGCGAAAAAGAAAATTTCGCGGAGCGGGTTTATTACGGCTTGGGAGCACGCGCAGAAAATGCAGGGTTATAAGGCGTTAAAACATGCGCAGACAAGCCTTAGAGGGAGGCCGTAACATGGGCAAACAACATGACTCCGGGGCTGCGCCCCTGGCGCTGACAAGAGCGGTACAGCGGTGGGACTTTGACGAATCGGTTAAAAAAATGCGGGGCATTGCCAAGCAATGGAACAAATTGACATTGGAGGTAGTCCGCGAATTGTATCTCGCTAAAGAATATCTTACCAACCAGAAAGGACAGCGGCATAATCCTAACGCTCCTGATTTCATCCTGTACACGTGGGAGAGTTATTGCAAAACAATCGAATTTTCACGCCAGCAAGCGGATTATTACATTAAAAAGTTTATACCGAAAGAACTGTCAGATAACGGCAGGAATGTACTACTCCTTGAACCGCCGATGGTTACAGAAAGCACGGCGGATCGCGCTTTGATGGACGCGCGTATGGAGAAGGTTCTGCGCGGAGAGGAGCGGCCGAAAGATTGGACAGATAAAGAAGAGGCGGAACTCAAAAAAAGGCATGAAGAAGCAAGATTCAGAAAAATGGCGGAAGAACTCAATGTGCCGGCAATAGCGAGAACAAAAAAAGATTATTTTGAGGAAACACTAAAACGCTCGAAAGACATTGTAAATTTCAAGTTGGAAGATCGCAGCCAGATAATGGCGCAGGCGGCAATCTTTGAACACATCGAAGCCTATTTGAGAGCTTTCACAAACATTGAGACCAAAGCTCTGGCCGCTTTCAACCTCGCGCTTAAAACAAAAAATCTTGCAAACGACATCGCGGAGACTAATTTCCAATTAAGCGAAGCAAAGGAAACAAAACATGACAGCTAACCCATTCGCTTCCGGCTCGAAAATTTCTAAAATGGCCGCCGTATACAACGGCTTCCTCCGCAGGGACGCGCTGGCGCCGATGGCTATGGTCTACGAATCCCTGTCGCGTGAATACGGCGTGTCGGTATCTTCGGTTAAGCGTTACGTCGGCTACATCAAAACAAACGGCTACCAGCCGAAGCCGCCTCCGTAG